CCCCCGTCTGGGGGTCTTTGGTGGTTATCTTTTCCACATTCAGGTTCTTTTTTATCATGAAGTAGACTACATTTTTCGGTCTGATTTGTCAAATATCAAAATAGTTATATTTATATAAATATTTATATGACTATATGATTATATCAATAACTGTGCACCGGCAATTGCAATCCATATCAGCGGTCCCAAATTCACCTGGTCCCATAGCTTGAAGATCTGTTTCAGGAACAGTGAACATTTCAGAAGGGTAGACGGTCTGTCCTTCCAGTTCCTGGTGTTCTTCTCTCACCCTATCGTCATTTTCTGTAACCCATTGTTTCATCACAGAAATCCCTTCCTGAGCTGCTACCTGGTAGGCTTGGACTGTGGCTGCATTTATGCTTCTTGTTGCCTCTGTCCTGGCTATCAGAGTTGCCCTGGATTTGTCGAAAGCTTTGGCCTTCAGAAGGTTATCCGCTATTTCTTCGGTCGGGCTTCCTGTCAGAAGACCTGTTTCAACTACCTTCTGAACATGCTTGGTGCTTGTACTGATAACCTCTGAAGCCATCCTGCTTATCTGAAATCCGGCTATAGCATCACCTGAGAAGGCAACTCCCTCCTGATCTCTTCCTGCTTTTGTGAATACCTTGGACAACTCATGAGCACCGATCATAGAAAATCCCTTCATCCAGACCGATCCTATTTCCGCCTGGATTCGCTGCTTCTCCTCATCAGCATCATATAGTTCTGACCAGTCTGTTACAGCCCTGATTACTGAACCATTGACAAGGGACTTTGAAGTCATCACCCTTCTAAGCCGGGAAGCATATCTTTTGGCCGCTCCCCTAAGATAGGCTCGTGATGCTCTGTACAGCCTTTTTTCCTGTGGAGTATAGGCCCGTTCAATCCATTCATCCCATATCTTTTTTTTTTCGTTTTCCGGGCTTCCTAAGCTTCTGGATAGAACAACAGCCAAAGATCTTGTATCTGTCTCTGTTGTCTCCTCTTCCTGATCAGCAAAGAATGGTACGTCCCCCATTTCATAAGAATAAGCATCAGCGACAGATATTCCATTCGCTATATGTTGCTGAACCCGCAAAAGCTGTGCATCTCTGACAGACTGAAGAGGCTCTATTGAGCTGAAGTCATGGCTGATTGAATAGTCTGGATTCCATAGCCTGGCTATCTTTGTGTAAAGATGGTCAAGCCTGATAGCTGCTTTTTGCTGGTTGCTCCAATAGCCGATCGCCTGATTTCTGCTGGTCGCATAATTAGCGTCGGGAATTCCTAGCACGGTCGGCGGGACTCCACATACGGCAGAAATTGATTCCCTTGCCATTCTTCGGGCTGCTTCGAATTCCATTTCTCGGGGGGTTAATTTGAGTTCTTCAACAGCTACCTGGCCTGACAAAACAAGTGCTCCCCCTTCTGAAGCCAGGCCCCGATACTGATCGAGGATTTCCCTTCTCCTTTCCAGACCCCATACATCAGCAGGATCAACAGGATGGATAAGGATATCAGGTCTTCCCCTTGCTGAGCTTTGAGAGGCAAGCTTTTGAGCATTAATATCTGCGTTGATTTCTCTGGTCAGTGGTTCGATTACCCCACATCCATATAATGACTGCGGACCCTTGGCATAGGTTGTGTTTCTTCCATGAAGAACCCGATCGGTCGGATAAATCACAACCTTTCCATTTGACTCATGACGATAGCCTGTAATCCCTGATCGCTCGTCTGTTACTATTTCAACTTCAGCAGGATGAAGGCGGATAATGGAATCAGGCTTCGCTGACAGGCCGAGCAAAAGAATATAGCAGTTCCCTGAAAGCATCAGATCTGTCCTCAGAGTTTCCCGGAACAGGAAGCCATCCGACCAGGTTGACGGATTTTCAAACAGGTCAAGGACCGGACTGTCTTCTATGAGCTTCGCCTTTTTGCCTTTGCCTGACTTCAGTATCAGAGGCAGAGCAGCCAGATCAGCCGCAGATCTTGACACAGCAGCATGTGTGTAACCATGACCGCCGAGCGCTGACAGTGACTTAGCGGGCGATATTCCAGCCGGTGGTGTGCCGTATGGATTAACCCAATTGGATCCATGGTTGGGAGCGACCGGCTTGTCTTCTACTTTACCGTATCCTTTGAATATTCCAGAAAGGAATCTGGTTAGCCAGTATGATTGCTTGGCTGGAAGATCAGACATATTGAGACCTCTTTTGATATTTGATATTCATATTACTATATCAGTTTTCAGACTGTATCTTTTTCGATGCTGAGCGGGCAAGCTCCTTTAACCTGGCTTCTGAAGCCAGGTCTTTCATCATCTGGATCTGACTCTCCTGTGAGACGGCCACAGACTCGATTCGGCTCTTCATATTGTCCAGTTCTTTCAGGACCTCTTTCATCTGAGCAGCCAGGTTAGACCGGAGCTGTGTTCTTTCGTCGACAAAAGCTTCCCTTTCAGAATCATACTTTTCCACAACAGCCATCCAACGGTCCCTGATCGCCTGTTCTTCTTCCTTTGCTGAGGACCGCAGCTTCTCAATCTGTTCCTGAAACCGGACTATCAGAAGGTCATTTCTCTTAGTGTTCTGAACATGTAGCCAGAACAGGACGCCACATGTTATCCCCAAAGTTCCATAATCAATCAGGACTGAAAAGATAGACTCTTCCATATATCCGCTCCGGTGTTTTCTTCAGTATATCACTGATGATGAAGAAGATAACGGTTGAGGAAGACGATCATATATCTCAGGCAGTCCATACCATGATCATTTTTTTTGACTGGCTTGTCTCCGGCTGATTTATCCCAACGATACAGCCGGAATTCTCTGATCAGACCTTTACAGGAGTCATGAATCAGAAGGTGAGGCTTTCCCTCAGCATCAGGACAGAGCCGCTCTTTCACAGCATTTATCCCCTCGCTGACTCTTTTGATAGCTGGTTTTGTCGGGATATTGCAATTCCTGGCTAACAATAGCCTCCCATCTTTCGACTCTGGATCAGCTACTGAGAAGACAACAGAAGGATCATTCCTGCTTTTGAAGTTGATGATAGCCCCATTTTCAAGGGTCGTCTTTTCAGTTGCGAAATGTTCCCGGTATACATGAAGAGTATTATCTGATTCATCTAAAGCAAACCACAGACAGCAAAAAGGATTTTTAACGCCAAAGTCAATAGACCGGAACCTGGGCCAGTCTTCAGGGATGGGCCTGGACTCTGTTACATGAAGTGGTCTGCTGAATTCGTTATAGACCAGGCCGGACTGATTTGTAAATTCACCGAACAGCCTCGATCGCCTGCTTTCATCAGAAAGGTGGCGGGTTGCCCGGTGAAGCTTTACCGAAGACACCCATGGATTATCAAGACCTGAAATAGCATAATGACTAAAGCCTTCCTGCAGCTCATGAATGAAGCGGTCATAAACCCAGGTCATACCTTTCAATGGGGTCATAGTCAGGACTATTCTTCCTTTGCCTGAGTCTATAGTCCGAAGCATACACTCTATAAATATGTCTTCCTGATGCTCTTCATCCATCCAGACCAGTTCCACCGAAGCGCCCTGATATTTCTCTCTTCCTGAATCAGCAGACATTGAAACAATTCTGCCTCCATTCGGAAGGATCACAGATGCTCTGTTCTGAGCTTTCCACATGACAAACTTAGAGCCGGCCGGACAAAATTGAGCTATCTTCGGCCTGATATACTCAAGAGCATCGGCATAACTAAGGGCTGAAGCCCAGACTGTTGACGGCTTATCAGGAACAATATCTTCAGATAGATTGTTGGATCTTAGCCATTCTCTAACCCACCACTCACCGGATCCGGCTGCTGATGCTACAGCCAACATAGCACCGATCTCTGTTTTGCCTGCTCTGTTTCCACCGCTGATTAAACTGGCTTCTCTTCCGAGGTTCAAAAGTGCATTGGCTTGACATGTCCTTTGCTCTGTTATTTCACAACTTGGACAGGTGAAAAGGTTCCCGCCTACTCTGACCATGACTTTTCCGCAGCCGATCGGCCGGTCCGATTCTTTGCCTCTTCCATCCCATCGGTGACAATAGGGAAGCCATAGACGTGCAGTTGAAAGTGGAAAGTTTTCGGCTATCTCTTTTAGCTTCCTTCTGGCTTCGACCTTCTTAATCAGTTGGGATCTGTCTATATTCATAT